GCAATGTCGATCTGGACGCGCTCGCAGACGCCTTGAAGCGTGGAGACATCGAGGCTGGTATCCGGGCAGCCAATATTCAGCCCGCAGCGCTCAATGGCTTCCTGACGGCACGGGAAGCGGCATTTGAAGCGGCTGGGACGGTGGAGCTATCGAGCCTGCGGCTCAACATCATTTTCAATGCGCGTCATCTGCGAGGTGAGCAACAGCTATCGCATTACGGCGCGCAATTCGTGCAGGCGGTGTCAGACGATACCAGGGCGATGCTGCGGACCTCGTTGACCGATAGCCTTTCGCGCGGGCAGGGAGCTAAAGCGGCGGCGCGCGGCATTCGCGGCATGATCGGGTTGACCGACAGTCAAGCGGGCTGGGCCATCAACCTTCGGCGGAAGCTAGAGAACGACCCTAAAGGGCTACTGAGCGAGTTTGCGGCGGATGGCTACAAGCTCCGGGACAAGCGGCTGGACGGCATCGTGCGGCGCGCTGTGAAGGCTGAGAAGCCCATTGCGGCGGCGGATATTGAGAAGATCGTCACGGCGTATCAGAACCGGGCGATCCGGTGGCGGTCGGAAAATATCGCCCGCACCGAAACGCTCAGGGCCGTGCAGGCCGGGAATTTCGAGGCATATCAGCAGGCGGTCGAGAGCGGGAAGATCGCGGCGCAGAACGTCCGCAAGGTGTGGAACTCGGCGCACGACAAGCGGGTGCGGGATACTCACCGCGAATTGGACGGCGAAAGTGTCGGGCTTAACGAGCGGTTCGTGTCGTCGTCGGGAGCGCGGTTGCGGTATCCGCTGGACCCCGCCGCGCCGTTGAGCGAAACCGCCCAATGCAGATGCTCATTGACTTACCGAGTGGATCACTTAGCTAACATACGTTAAGAAAGCGAGCCGCCGAGGTGCTGGTAACACCGCGACGGCTCTAACCATAGAGAACGGATGAGGTTCTGAGATGGCTGATCCAGCAATATGTTCGATTCTGAATTGTGGCAAGCCAGCGCATACGCGCGGTTGGTGTAAACGTCATTATGGCCGGTGGTATCGGAATGGGAGCCCAACCGGCGGGCTCCGTCAAACTCCGGGACACGGTGCGTGTTCCGTTGATGGATGCGGGCGGGTTGGAAAATTAATTCGCGGATGGTGTTCTAAGCACTATCAACGGTGGCAGGACAACGGCGACCCGACGATATCGAAGATTGACAGAGATCAGACTGGGAAGCTCTGCAAGGTTGAAGGCTGCACAAACAAGTCTGGTTTCAAGGGATATTGCTCGTTTCATGGACATCGGTTCAAGCGAACTGGTGATCCGTTGGTTGCGTCTCTGAACCCGCGTCATCGCATAAATCTGAAATGGCTTGAAGATCATGCCTCATATGATGGCGATGATTGTCTAAAATGGCCGTTTACTGTGAGCGACAACGGCCGCGGCGTTATCACTATTGATGGGCATTCCACTAGCGTTCCAAATGCCATGTGTAGGCTCGCTCATGGCGAGCCGCCGACGTCACAACATGAAGCGGCTCACTCATGCGGCAAGGGCCACGAAGGTTGTGTGAACCCGAACCACTTGCGCTGGGCAACGAGAAAAGAAAACGAAGCCGATAAGGTTGTTCACGGCACGATACGGCGTGGGACAAAGATCAATACCGTAAAGTTGACGGAAGATCAGGTGAGAGACATCCGCCGCCGTGTCAACGAAACGGGCGTTGCGCTGGCAAGTGAATTTGGCGTGACGGCGGCCAACATAAGCAGCATTCGCAACCGCAAAAATTGGGCATGGTTGGATTGAACAATGGCGGTTACGAACCTCAGCTTTAGTGCTCAAGTCGACGAGTGGTGCCGAGCAACTGAGGCCCGGATGCTGGCGGTCAGAAATCAGGCCGCTGAGGACGTGATAGACCGGATGAGGTCTTACACCCCGATTCAGTACGGCTTTCTCGCTGGCACCATTCAAGCATCAACCGACGCTCCGGTGCCGATCGATCCGAGCAAGACGAACGCGGCGAATGCTCATATCGCGGCAGACGCAAGCGCGGGCCAAATCTCGCTGGTGATCGCCAACGCGCCGCTGTCGAGCACCATCTATGGCACGTTCACCATGAGTTACGCGCTCTATGTGAACTACGGAACGTCGAAGATGGCACCTCGCGCCATGGTGCAGCGCGCCGCCGCCGAATGGCCGCAGATCGTGAACAGCGCCGTCACTCGCGCGAAGGCGAGGGCGGGAGCTTCTTAGGATCAATGATGGCGGTGTTTACTTCGCCGTCCTTTGCCTCGGCTAGCACAAGCCCGGCCTGCAACGAAAGCAATGCGAGATTTGCAGCCCTGAGCGTGGTGTCGCCGCGCAGGGTCTGAGCCTCCGCACCTTCCAGCTTCTGGCGCATAGATTCGAGCAAGTCGCCAACCTGATTATCGGAAAGTTTGCCCGCCAATGTCTGAGCCCGTCGAGGTCGCAATCAATGCTGCCCTGATAGCACGGGCGCAGGCATTTGCCACGGCTCAAGGCATCGCAATTTCTCTACCGAACATTGCGTTCACGCCGCCTGCCGCTGGTCAGAACGTCAAATGGCTGCGGGCGACGTTCCTGCCTGCTCCAACTTCAACCCTCCCGGTCGGGAGCGGGTCGGATCGCTACTACGGCATTCTGCAAATCGATGTGTTTCACGGCCAAGGGGCCGGTGAATACGCGCCGGGCCGCATCGCGTCGGCAGTTATCGAATATTTCGACCGTGGCACGGCCACGACCAAGGACGGCTTCACCGTTCGGGTTTATCGCCGCCCGTCGCGAGGCCCGATGATCAAAGACGATCCGTGGATGATGATCCCGGTCAGTATCAGTTTCGAGTGTTTCGCAACGGCCTGACGGCCATCATCTGAAGGAGAACTATCATGGGTGTTGGGACCGTCTCGGGCACCAAACTCTACATCACCGATCCGGGTACGCCGGTTGCGTCGCCCGACCCGTGGGTGGAAATCAAGGATATCGCCTCGCTGGGCAATATCGCACAGACCTTCAATCAGGTCACGGTGTCGTCCATCGGTGACGGCGACGACTATTCGCTGAAAGGCCAGCGGTCGTTCCCGAATTTCGAACTGACGCTGAATAAGAACAGCGACGATGCCGGCCAAGCCGACCTGAAGGATGCGGCCGACGACGCGCGCGGTACGCTCTACAACTTCAAGATCGAGGAGACGGATGGTTCGTCGATCACATGGAAAGGCGAAGTCTTCGGCTACGGCCCGAACTTCGGCGGACCGGAGGCGCTGAAACAGGTGGTGACCTCCATCTCCATCCGTCCGACCTCGCTCGTCTACACCGACGCGCCGTAATGGTGATGCATGTCTGAACTGGAAATCACTCTCAAGGGCAGGCCAGAGACGCTGCGCTGCACTCTCAAGGCAGCGAAGGCGGTCAACGCCGTGGCCGGCGGCTTTCAAGGCGCGCTCGCTCGTCTCGCGACGATGGATCAGGACGCCTACTTCCTGATCGTCGCGGCGGGACTCGGCAAGAAGCCCATCGACGTGGAGCAGGCTGTCTATGAAACCGGTCTGACCAACCTCACCGAGCCGTTGTCCAACTTCGTTCTGATGCTCGCCAACGGCGGCAAACCTCTTGTCGCGGCCGAGGAGGGCTCGAGCGAGGGGGAAGCGTAAGCCACGAGAAATATCACTCGTGGCTTTTTGAGATCGGCGTCGGTTGGATCGGCTGGACCGAAGAACAGACCCTCAACACGACAATGCCGGGCATCGAAGCCGCCTATCAAGGGCGGATGAACATGCTTGGGACGATCTTCGGCACGTCGAAACGAATTTCGGTTAGCGCTGATAGCGGATCGTCGCTGTTCAATGACTTGAAGCGCATGGCGAAGCGGCAGAAGGCGAAGGCAGAAACCCATGGCTGACGTCGCAACTCTTGGCTTGGCCGTCGACTCGTCGCAGGTCAAATCTGCGACCGCGGCGCTCAATCAGTTCAATGCCGCCAGCAACACGGCCGCGAAGGGAGCAGATAAACTCGCCGCTTCGGGCGCTAAGTCCGAATCCACCATGCGGGCCATTGAGGCGGCGGCAAAGCGTTCGGGTATTTCCACAGCCGAGATGGAAAAGCGCGTCGATGCGGCGGCGGCGGCGAGGAACAAGCTGAACGCGGCATCGCAAACCGCCGTCAAGGGCATGGAGGCGCTTTCGGTCAACACGAGGAAAGTAGCGAACGACAATCAGGAACTTGGGAAGCAGACCGACAAGACGCGCGGTGCGATGGAGGTGTTCGCAACGCGATTGACGCGTGGTCTGATAGCCGGCGTGGTGCTGCAAAGCGTTAAGACGCTCATTGACTATTTGGTCCAGCTTAACGGCCAGTTGGCAGCGACCGCCGACACGGCCCAGCGTGTCGGCGTGGGGGGGCAGCAATATCAGGGCCTTCAGAGCACGGCGAGTTACAAGGGCATCGGCAATGCCGACTTCAATGCGGCCATGCTCGCATTCGGCAAGAACGTGGATGAGGCACGCCATGGACTAGGCGACCTGCAATCATTGCTGGCACTCAATGGCAGGACCGTGAAGGACACGGCAGGAACGTTCGGGGTAGTGGCCGACCTTGTCCGCAATGCCGCCAGCGAAAGTCAGAATTTCAACATTTTGCAAGCGGCCGGGCTCCCGGTTACTCAGGCATTCGTGCGGTTGATGGAACAGGGCGCGGACGCGATCACCCGCCAGTCGTTGGCCGCTGCGAAGTTGCAGGACAAGCAACTTGAGGACGCCAAGCGGCTTGAGGATCGCTGGAACGAGATGTGGACCAACTTTGCCAATTGGGGCAAGGGTGCCATTCTCGACGTTGGCGAGCACATCAAGAACATGCCGACGCCATTTGCTCATCAGGGCACATGGCTGGGGCGACAACTCCAGAACCTTGGTTTTGATCGCCCGGAAGACCCGAACAGCCCGCGTAATCAGGGCATCGACATGCTCCGGCGCGGTATGGGTTCGCAGCTTGGGCAAAACGGGGCCAATTCGTTTTACAACGCGACTGGCGGGTTCGGGAACGTTGCCACGCCCGACCCCACGAAAGATCTACTCGTTGCCCGCCAGCAGATTGCGCTTGAACAGCAGCGTCTCGGTCTCCTGTCGCCTCTCGCAACAGCTCAGGACGTGGTCCGCGCAAAGCAACTCGAAATCAACGCCGCCGCGCTCAACAACGTGAGCATTTCGAAACAGCAGGCGGACGCGCTCAAACTGGTGACGCTCGCCCAGTTCGAAATGAACCGCGTCAACCAGCAAGCTCAGATCGGCGTGTTCAATCTGGACGCTGCGAACAAGGCGGCTCGGGACACGCTTAAGGCGTGGGTGGCGCAGAAGCTGCTTGATCCGACCAACGCGGAACAAATGGCGGCAGCGCAGGCTGTGCTTGCCAAAAACACTCAACAATTGGCAGATGCGGCAAAGGTCGCTGCCGCGCCTCTGGAGGGACTCCAGCGGCTCATCAATGAGGGAGGCAACCTCCGGGGCGTTCTGGATAACGGCGTCGTGTCGGGCCTCAACAGCGTTGAGAATGCTTTGGTGGACATCACATCGGGGTCCGTGTCGGCGGCAGATGGGTTCAATAACCTCAGCCAATCTGTGATCCGCGCCATTGAGCAGATGATCATCAAGATCACGATCATCACGCCGCTCGCCAAGGCGCTACAGGCCGCGCTCGGCGGCTTCAATCTGTTCGGCGGCGGTGCCGGAACGGGCCAATCGCTATCCGGCACAGGCGGGCTGTTCGCCAATGGCGGCGTGTTCCCGGCCAACGATAACGGCATCTCTCGATTCTCCAGCCAGATTGTGTCCAAGCCGACCATGTTCGCTTTTGCGAATGGCGTTGGCCTGATGGGTGAGGCTGGGGCGGAGGCGATCATGCCGCTGCAACGCGGATCTGATGGGAAATTGGGCGTCCGTGCTGCCGGAGCGGGTGGCGGTGCGCCCGTCATCAACATTATCAACCAGTCCAGCGGTCAGGTTGAGCAGGGCGGCGTTCGTCAGAACCAGGACGGCAGTTTCGACGTGTTCATTCGCGATGCTGTCCGCGGCGTTATATCCGATGACGTCGGCAGGGGCGGCCCGATCACCAAGACCATGAAGGCCGTCGCGCGCGGCAATAACGGGAGCTGAGCATGGCAGTCCCGTCTTGGCCGTCCGGCGTACCGTATGAATCGCTCAAGGATGGGTTCAGCATCACGCCATTTCTTCAACCGATCCGAACAGAGATGGAGCAGGGCAACGTCCGACTCCGTCGCAGGCCGGGCGATAACGTGGCGATCATCCAGCAGTCGGTTCTGATGACGCGGGCGCAGTACGACACGCTGGCGTCGTGGGGCAAGACGACGATTGGCTGGTGGACGGGCCGGTTCACAGTGAATGTATGGCTTGGCTCTGCCTATTCACCCAAGGTCTGTCAGTTCCATGAGGGCGCGCCGAAACCGATTGAGTTCTCGCCCACGCATGTCGCGGCGCAAATGACGCTTCGCGTTTACGGTGTCTGATGCCCACTCATGCCGAAGCTATGTTGGAGGCCAACGCGAGTTGCCCTCCGGATGAACTGACGTACTACGCGCTGGAACTACAGCACCCGTCATTCGATCAACCGGTTTATGTCGTCGCAAACGTAGCGGATGACATGGAGTTAGGCATCGAAGCGGGCGTCGATCCGAACCAAGGCGCGATGGTCAATCACATCGCCTGTCCGTTCAAGGCCGATTATCCGGAGCAGGCAGAAGGTCAGGCCCCTCAATGCAAGGTATCGATCGATAACGTTCAGCGCGAATTGATACCGAAGATCAAGGAAGCGCAGGGCGTGCGGTCCTATATCAAGGTCACATATCGCGAATACGTAGGTAGCGATTTAACCGAACCCGCCTATGGACCGGTCGAATTCATTCTGTCCAAGGTTTCGGTGAAGGCTTCGACGTTGACCGGCACGATCATGGTCGGCAATCTTCAGAACAAGCGCTTCCCGCGCGCCGATCAGAACTACACCACCACGCGATTCCGGAGCTTGTTGCCGGGATGAACCGTTCCGATTTCCTTTCCGCGCTGATCGGCCAGCCGTGGTCGTGGCAGAGCGGCAATTGCTGGGACTTCGCCTGCCACGTCCAGCGCGCGCTGTTCGGCCGAATGCTGCCCGCCGTGTCCGTGCCGTCGGACCTGTCCAAGCGATGGGTTCTCCAAGCCTTCGACGGTCATCAGGAGCGCGCGAATTGGTCCGAGGTGCCGGAAGGGCCGGGCGGTCTGGTCGGGGCTCAGGACGGCGCGCTGTGTCTCATGGCGCACTTGCGGATACCGGGACACGTCGGCGTCTGGATGCGGCAGGAAGGCAAGATCATTCATTGCGATGAACATGCGGGCGTCTGTTTTGAGACGCCGCTGGCGCTGCGTCAGCAAGGCTGGCGGCAACTGAGATTCTTCGAGCCGAAATAGGCGACATGCACGCATCTCTCCCGAAACTCCCGGCCAAGATGCCAGTGGAGCGCTCCTGCGCGCGCCGTGAGCGCCGCAGTGCGTCCGCGCGCCGTCCGGTGTTGCACGTCATTGCGCCGGGGCTCGAGGTCGCGCAGGCCGTACCGCGCAAGGGCGAGACCGTCACCGCGTTCCTGCGTCGCACTGGATGGGCGACGCGCGATCCGCGTTACGGCTGGCAGTTCCGCAAGCGCCTGCCGACGATCCTTGAGGTCAACGGCGAAGCCATCCTGCGAAAGGATTGGCGCCGGACGAAGATCGCGGCGAACGACAACGTGCGGTTCGTATCGTTCCCGCGCGGCGGTGGCAAGCAGGGCAAGCAGGTTCTCGGCCTTGTCGCGCTGGTAGCGGTTGCCGCCTTTGCTGCATGGGCTGGTCCGGCTCTGGCGGCATCCTATTTCGGCGGGTCAACCATTGCCGGGGGGCTCATTACGGGCGCCATCGGCCTTGGCGGCGCGCTATTGGTCAATGCGCTGGTTGCGCCAAAACAGGGTGCGACGAACGACGGAACGCCGACCGATCAGATTTACACCGCGTCCGCCGCCGGCAATCGCGCGCGTCTCGGGCAACCGCTCCCGATCTGGTACGGCCGCAACAAGGACTATCCCGATTTCGCCGCAACGCCGTGGGGCGAGTTTCAAGGCAATGATCAATATCTGAACGTCCTGCTGTCCGTGACCATGGGCAGCATGTCCTATGAACAGTTGCTCATCAGCGACACCCCGTTCTGGAATCCGACCGATGGCGTTTTGCCGGCATTCTCGTCCGCACAGGTAGAGTTCTACGAGCCGAACGCGCCGGTCACGCTGTTCCCGGTCAACGTCACGCAATCGGACGAGGTGAGCGGGCAGCAACTCCCGCACGATTACAGTTTCGTCGGACCCTACATCGCGAATGCGCCCGCGACGAAAGCCTATCAACTGGCAGTGGACTACGTTTTCCCAGCCGGCTGCTACACCACGAACGACGATGGCGAGACGACGGCGTTCAGTGTCACGGTCGTCGCAGAGCGGCAAGCGGTCGACGATGCCGGCGCGCCAACCGGAAGTTGGGTTGAACTCGGAACGGTGACGAAATCCTACGCGTCGCGCTCGCCAATCCGCGAGACGCTGCTGGTCGGCGTTCCTGAAGGCCGCTATCAGGTCAGATTCCGGCGCACCAGCGACGTACCAGCCGACAACAAGGGCGCGGCGGAGGTCGTATGGGCCGGACTGCGCGCGTACCTGCGCGGCGACAACACGTTCCCGGTCTCGACGATCGCCATCCGCATTAAAGCGACCGAAACCACCCAAGGCTCCTACAAGTTCGGCGTCATCGGCACCCGGAAACTCCCGGCGTGGAACGGCTCCACGTTCGTCACGCAAGCGACCCGCAGTCCGGCTTGGGCTCTGCTCGATATGGCGACGAACCAGCAGTACGGCGCGGAAGTTCTGGTCTCCAAAACTGACTTCAACACCATCGTCAATCATGCGAGCGGCTGCTCATCGCGCGGCGACAGTTTCGACTACGTGTTCAAGTCGGCGGTCCCGGTTCCGGAGGCGTTTGACACCGCGTTGACGCCGTCGCGCGCGCGGCATATGTGGCTGGGCGACACGCTGTCTCTGATCCGCGACCAGTGGGACACGGTCCCCGCGATGATGCTGACCGATCGGGAGATCGTCCGCGACAGCACATCGTTCGAATATACGATGCTGGGCGAGGAAGACCCGGACGCGGTCATCAT